CCTGATACCAGTGTTACTGTACCACTATCGATAGTCCACATATTAATGCCACGGTTCTGCCACTCAATAGTCATTAAATTCATAGACCTACGGGCAGTTCTTAAATCATAACCAGAACGCATTTCGCGTCCCGCACGCTCCCACGCTTCTTCAGCAATCTCTGTGAAGTCCATATCAAAGGCGGTGGTTCCCGAAGTAGCCATTGTCTATTCCTTAAAAAACGCTTTTACTTGACTTAGTAAATCTTTTTTCTTTTTACGTCGATCAAGCTCAATACCATGCTCACGCATATATGCCTCTAGTTGTAGCTTACTCATGCTATCTACATCTACAACAGTGTCATTAATCTCTTCAGCTTCTTCAATTACTTCAGCTTCTTCAATTACTTCAGCTTCTTCAACTACTTCCGCAGATGCTTTACTCGCAATCATAGCTTTTGCTTCGGCTTCAGTCATTATTGTGGTAGATGCTAACATCATTTTACCGTCGCTGTTTCTACTTCCTACTTGGTAAACAGGATCACCATCAAGGTTACTACCAATACTAATCATCTCTAAATATGTCATACTTATCTCCTCAATATATAAAGTTTTCTTACGTCTTGACTCTTGAACAGCTCCACAACCCCTTGCTATGTCTCTCCTTTTTCGGGCTAAACCGCCACCGTTAAGGCGTACTGTAGCAGGTTTTGTGTTCTTTACTACTGTTTTTCCTTTCGCCCCCTCCCGCTTTTTCTTTTTTGCAGTCGTTGCTCGTTGTGACTGACTTAAACTACTTGCTTTACTCCTAGGCAAACACCGATCTGGGTTCTTCTTATCCTTAGAAGTACCACACTTACCTTTGATCTTACCGTCTGTGCCGATCCTAACCCAGTCTTGGTTTACCCATTTCTTTAAATCACCCATTACTTTTTCTTCTTTCCTTTACTACCCTTAGCATAGTTAGGATCTTTACAGTACTTAGAAGCAGCCATATTAGCATATGCGCTAGGGTAAGTATCAAAAGTACGTTTTGCCCAAGACTTACCTTTGGCACAAATCTTGCCTCCTGATTTATAATATCTACGCATCTTCTTCTTCCTCCATATACATATTGTTAAACACACGTTGCGTATCCCAAACATAAGACACGTCTTCTTTTGAATTAAAAGTATGTTGGTTTGGTCTAAAATCTGGTGCACCTTGACCTGTTTCAAACCACGCAGGGTGAGTAACCCGAACTCTATTGTTGGGTAAAGCAACAATATTACCTGTATACTCTCCTGCGTCTAATAATTCAAGTACGTGACTCTGTTTATGTTGTGCGGGGTCATCTGCTACCTCACTGTCCGTATAATCCACAGTGAAATAGTATTTAGCAGGGAAGAACTCACCATCAACTTTTGCTATCCAAGGTGCAGGTGAAGCCCTCTCTATCTTATAAACAGCGTGGTTATGGGACATACAATCCCAAGGTTGCGCTATATAGGGGGGAAGTTCTGTAGGCCACTCTTCGTATGGCACATCTGCAACAAGTGCTGTTAGCGGCATACGTGCCCACATAGCCCCTCCATGAACATTTGGGTCGTCAGTATCATCAGATTCACACCCAGTAAATATAACTTGAAAACTGAGTGTCCTGTTTGGCATTGTTGTTACTGCGACGACCATAGCGTGTAAAAAATCTCCATGATATTCTTCTAAATTTTTAGTGTATTCTCTCCGAACCCACGCTTTGAAATACGGTATATTACTTTGTAGATAAGCCATCCTTTCTTTTTCTCTCCCTTGCAGCTATTTTCTTTCGTTTTTGTGAAAGCTTTGAATGTTTATTAGGTGGACGTTGTATCTGCGTCTGCATCTGTGATCGATTTATCGCCATCAGCACCTCCTTTAGCATTTCGTGTAGCTCTAAGAGCTTCGAGGCTTTTGTCTTTTGTACCCCCATCATACTCCCAAGCATAACCATCCGTTACCATTGTCATGTTTATATTAGCATCTCCGTCGTATAGCCAACCTAGCATACGACCATACTTACCATCCTTCTCGGTTTTAACCCGTAAAGCCTCGCAAGCCTCAATTTTGTTTGTTAGATAATCTTTAGCTTCTAGACCCATTTCTTTTTCTTCTAGGTCTCTAGTTCTACTCTCAGGCGTGTCTATACCAGCAAGCCGTATTCGTTCTTTTTTAGAGAGGTTAAACCCTAAATCAATAATAACATCTACGGTATCGCCATCAACGATCTTAACAACTTCTTTTATAGCGTACTCATACATGATTACCTCATTTTACACTTTCGTACACCTTTACGAGCAATACCTGCTCCACGAACTCTACCGCCTTTTTTATATCTTGGTTCACTATAAACTTCTGGGTAGGGTGTATTGTACTCTTTTGCCCCTTTTTCTGTTTGCATACTATGGATTCTATAGCCCATCTCTGACAGACCTTCACGGTACCTCTCTTTGAGTTTCTTAATGTAGTCTCTACCTTTAGTAGCTAACTCCTCAATTTCATCCATACACGATTACCTCATTTTTGCGGGCCTTACACCTCTAATAGCAATACCTGCTCCACGAACTCTACCGCCTTTTTTCATGCCTTTTTTCTTCATCATGCCGCCGTTAGCAAAACCTTTTTTCTTCATCATGCCGCCATTAGCAAAACCTTTTTTCTTAGTAGCACCGCCGTTAGCAAAACCTTTTTTCTTCATCATGCCGCCACCTTTAGCAGACTTTACACCTCTGCCTTTAAGTATATCAGCTTGGGTAACTTTACCATCACCTGTTAAATCAGGAAACTCAGTTTTACCGCCTTTTTTCATGCCCTTTTTCTTCATCATTTTATCACCTCATTTTTGCTGGACGGACGCCTTTGCGAGCAATACCTGCTCCGCGAACTCTACCGCCTTTGTTCATACCTTTTTTCTTAACTTTACGGCCTTTTTTCATACCCATCTCAGCTCGTTCTCTAGCTGACAACATCATATTGCCTTTTGGCATAGCTGTAGCTGGTACAGATCCTTCAGGTATACCCTCGTACTTAACACCGCTTTGTTTTAACTCTGCAGCTTCTCTAGCACTTAACTTTTGAGATGCCCTTGGTGCAGATTTAGGGCGCACTGATTTTTTAGGGGCTTTAGACAACCCACCTGTTTGAGTTTGTTTTTGCTTATCAGAAATAGAAGTACCAGTATTTTTTGGTTTTTTCTTAGTTCCTGTTGGCATTGAGAAAACTCCTCCCGCGCCAAGCGGATTAGACCCACTAAAAGCCATCCTCATCGCGTCTTTAAAAGTTCTTTTCTTTTTATTTGCCATTTAACATCTCCATCGTTTGCGTGCCTGTCTTAGGCGACTGTTAGGATCTTTAGCGGCTTTAGGGAACTGTTTCATTTGCCCCGCAGAACGAGCGCAATAAGATTTTCGCCTAGATGCCCGCTTACCCGTTGGTTTCTTTTCTGTAACTGCTGTTTTTAATTTGCTCCCAGGATTGTTACGTCTATACTTTGCAACACCTTTAGCGGTCATACCCGCGCCAGACTTGGTAGGGCGTTTGTCTCCACTACTGATAGACATACCTTTCATACCTGAACCACTCACTTTTCGGCCAGATTTGTAATACTTACGCATGGAAGAATGTCATCATATCTGCAACGTCAACTGTATATTTAACGCTCATACCGCTATCAAATAAAACACCTTCAGCAGGTATTGTTCTATCTACAGTAGTATTAGCTGTACCTATAGTTCTAGCTTTAAATAAAGTAGTACCATCTTCAGGGGCTCCATTTATGAACTCTATAGTCCCTGCTGTACCACCTGAAACAATAGACATACCTTTAAGTCTTATCCTATTACTACCTTGTATAGCTTGGGCACACAGTGATCCTGAACCTACTGTTATGTTAGCTGCGTACTGTGTGGAACACTCTACGGCTGAAACCGTAAGAAACAGTTTTGTTCCTGCAACTGCTTCGGCAGAGCCTGTAGAAGTAATCACCTCGGTCATGGCGTCTCCGAATACGTCTGTACCTGTAATCGTACATGTTTTTCCACTATCGCCTGTCCCTGCAGTTGTTACAGTAACATTTCTAGCTGCTCCTCCTGCAAAGGTCGTATTAGCCATAGTTGCTGAAGTGTTTGGTCTTGCGGCAGTAACTAAACGATCTGCATCTGCAGCGTTCTCATCACTTACTGTTAAGGCGGAAACATCAGAATTTGCTGAAAGGCTCATTTAAATCTCCTTTATGAGGCGGTAGGGGTTTCCCCCTACCTAATTTAATTATTGTATGTTCATCCAAACAAGAGAGTATTC